AGCTATAACTAAACCAACTAAAGTCCAGCTAAGATTTAATGTTTCTTTGATTATTTCTATTAACCAATTCCATATTTTTTTAATTACTCTTTTAATCATAATGTTTTCCTAAATAAGAAAGCCGCCATAGTAGCTATTCTAGTCAAAATAACTGGGACTACAACTTCTTGAGCTTTTTCCTTCTGGTCTGTAGTCATATCATCACCAATAGTTGCAAGGTTTATTTCTTCTACATTAATATCTACAAAAACTTCTATAGGATTTTCTATAAATGCTTCGTATTGTATCTCTGTAACAACATCAGCTAGGGTATAATCTTCTACGTCTGCATTTTCTACAGCTCTTTCCACGTATTCTTCTACAGCTTCTGCTACTACAGTATCTGATTTAACAGCCTCTGCAATAATTTCAACATCTTCAGTTTCAACTGATAATACCTCAGCAACAACCTCAACTTGTTCCTCTGTAAGTTCTTCAACATTTTCAATTGCCTCCTCGACAACAGCTTGTACTATTTCTTGTACCTCTTCAGTAGCTTTATCTAAATTTTGTACGCCAACATCATTAACTTCTTCAAGAACTTCTACAACTTCTTCGGTGGTAGCTTCTTCAACGACAATATCCTCAACGATTTCTTCAACTTCAGATACTTCGACAATGACTTCTTCCTCAGAAAGTTCTTCTGCAGGTTCCTCCTCAGCATCTTCCTGTATTGGCTCATCCAAAACTTCCTCAATAACTTCTTCATCTTCCACCACAACAATAGGCTCATCTTCTATAACCTCCTCTTCAATAATAATTATAACTTCTTCAGGTATATCTAACTCTATAACTTCTTCTTCTATTTCTATAATTTCAATAGTATCTTCAAGTTCTTGTATAATATCTACAAATTCCTCTAGTTCCTCTTCAGATAAATTTTCAAGGTCAATAGCACTATCTTCAAGTTCTTCTAATATAAGTAATTCTTCTTCAGCATCTATTTGTTCCTGAATTAAACGTTCTTCTTCAGCTGCAATCTCTGCTTCAATAGCAGCTATTTCTTCTTCCGTGAGCTCAATAACTTCCTCTTCAATGAGAATATCTTCCTCTGTAAGGGTGTCATCTTCAAGTATATCTTTGTCCAACTCATCATCTATCTCTTCTTCGATAATTTCAACAACAACATCAGGTATGTCAGTGCAATCACCAGGTTGATAACCAAACCAATCTCCACTTTCTACTGCTTCCAAATATTGTTTATACGATAAAGGGTTATCTGGGTGTTCACAGCCATTTTCGTCCCATGCCAAATACGTTGTAATATTATCTTCAACGACATCTTCTGCTTTGGGTAAGGTTGTACTTGTTGTTGTCGTACTAGGTGGCGTGTTATTAGGTACATCATATTTATAGTATACATTATCTATAAGCCACCAATCAGTTATTCCTTCTATTACTATTTCTGTAATGAATGTATCTACTGTTTCTGCTACTGCAAAAACTTTACTACCTGCTACTTCCATATCAGTATTTACATCTAGTGTAAAATTTTCTGACGCACCATTATCATAATATACAACACCTGATACACCACCTTCTTGGTCTATAGCACCATAATTAAAACCTACTTCATAAGGTTCATTTGGAAATGCTATAGTAAGACTGTCTGAGCTACCTCTAATACCTAGTTGGTATCTATCATTACCAAAATATACACTAGCAAAACAATCCATATCTTCTATACCTATTAGACCTTGTTCATTTAGGTTTGCACATTCAGGACTTTGTGTAGTAGCAGCACTTACAACTGTGTCACTAGCTCCATATACAAATGTAATATCTGTATTTATTTCTTGATTATCAAACGTTTCTGTAACTATAGTTTCTTCTGCTATAGCATGTATAGGTACAGCTAATAAAAGAACTACAGATAATATTGCAAGTTTTTTCATGGTTCTATCATTATGCACTCGCCAGGGCATTCCTCTGCAGATTCTATTACTGCATCTTCTTGACCACTAGGTATTAAAGCTAAACCTGCTGCACCACCAACATTACCATGTTCTTCTGAAAATATTTTGTCACCTTCTTTAACATAAAATAAACCATCATCTAAACCTATAAATACATCAGGTGCTATTTCTTCACACAAACCATCACCTGTGCAAAGGTCTTGGTCTATCCACACCTTCACATTAAATTATTGATTAACACCACTAGTGCTGAGATTGCAACTAACCATCCAGATAACTCTTGTCTTGATATTTTTTGGTTTACTTTTTCGTGTAATTCATCTATTCGTTTATTAATATCTTGTTGTCCTTCTAATATAAGATTTAACATTTCTTTCTGTGTAAAACCGTTTCCTCCGTTATAAGATGTCATCTCTATCCCAATCATCTTGCCAATTCCAAGTATCTTTTTTGTGATAATAATAAGGAGTATTATCTGATTTTCCAGTTAAAAACTTATACAAATTACCATAGTTTTCAATAACTAAAACAACTAAAAATAATAATATGAGCAAATCCATAAATCGGATTATATCACATTATATTTGAATTTCTAGCATCCTTATATCCACCTGAAAATTTAGTTTTAAAATAACTTTGTATACCTTGAATATGTTCTAAGTCATTATTAGTAACTAATCTATTGTTTATCTTTTGATTATCTAATGGTACAAACAACATAGCAGGGTCACCTTTTGTTATCTGTATATTGTTATTATACAATTCTAACATTACAATAATTTGATTAGAATAGTAAGGGTCAATAATACCTGGCACTATTCTATAATCTTTATTGTATGCGTAATAAGAATCTTCACATAATAATCTACTGTGTTGTTTACTTACCATAGCAAATGGTGCATGTAATTTTAATAATGTTTTGTGTTTCATATCAGGAACATAATCACCATATTTATCAGGACCAAAAGCATTTACTTTTACAAAGGTATGTTCACCTTCTTCAGGATTTATTTCTATATTTTGTCCATCTACTGTAATAGATATGTCTGTCCACCACCTTAACATATAAGTATTGTTAAAATAATCCCACACACCAGGACATGTTTTAGCAGTTTTACCATTTAAAAACCTTTGATTAATACCAGGTTGTGAGTTATGTGGCATATGTTTAAACCACTCAGGTGCTGCCTGTGTTAATATTTTGTTATCACTTAGTTGTACTTTGTTATTAAAAACAATATCTATATCATTCTTCTTCTGTTTGAACACGCAGTTTCCTTTTTCTAATTTCATTGTATCTATTGTCCATGTATGTAGTAAGTTCTTGTCTATCTTTGTTAGTAACATAAGCATCTTCTTGTGTCATAGACCTAACTACTAATTCCATTTCTGAATTTCTTTTAAAAGGTATTATGTGCATAAGAGGTGTACCTGCTCTCAACTTAAACGTTTCACCAGGTAATAAATTAATTTCACATGGAAAACTTATTTCGTGAAACATATCTGTATCTACAATGCCAGGTAAACATCTTATTTTTTTATGTGTTTCGTGATAAAAAGGGTCAAACATATACACAGACCAACCTGTAGGTGTTTTAATATTCCAAGGATTTTCCAATTTTAATACAGTACCATCAGGTAAAGTACCTATTTGCATACCTTCTACTTGTTTAACATCATGTTGATTTACCCAATCTGTTATTTGTACATCATTAACTACTTGTGACATATTATATTGATACGAACCATCACCATTATCTCTTATAATAAACTCTGACCAATTAGGTATAACAAAACCTTCAGTTAACCAATCTCTTATAGCAGGACATGCTCTTGCAGTTAAAGGGTCATCATTTAACCACATACCTTCTGCTGTTCCTTTAGGTAAAGTTTTCCACCATTTAGGAAATGCTTTAAACGCAGGTACAGGAGGAAATGTTTCATGCAAACCTAATATTTTATTATTATGAAAAAATTCTATGTTCATGTCCACCTATATTTGTTTATGTTCTATTAATAATATACTCTATCTTAGGTTTTAAATCATTCCAATCATAAGGTTCATCTGCTTCTGTTCCTTCTCCTAAATGATACCAACCTGTAGCTACCCATTGTGCAGGTTTAGTTAATGTTATATCTCCTGTTTCATCTACACCATCATAAGTGTATTCATCTACCCATACTACTACACCAGGTATAGCTGATACATGAAAAGAAGGTTGTTCTGTTTCAGTTAAATTGCTAGATGCCCATGTACTATCGTCAACGTCATAATCTTTTTCATATCTAACCCAATCATATCCATCTATGTCAGGTTTACTATCCCACAATTCATCATAAGTTTCGTACTTATCGTTAACAAATACTAGCTTTGGCATTATAAATCACTTGCTGTGTAATAACTTACACTTCCTGAGCTACCACTTTGTGCTTGTCTACCACCACCACCACCTGATACATTAGTATTAAATGTAGTGCTGTTGTTAGTTCCTCTAAATATTCTTATGGTACCACCACCTGAACCACCACCACCTGCACCAAAACCTGGACTATTGTCGTTAGGACCTGGACCAAAAGCACCATGACCACCTACTGCTTGTAAGTTTCCTGAACCTGATACTGCACCTGCAAATATAAATATTGAACCACCTGTTCCATCTTGACCATGAGAACCATTGTTGTTACCTGAACCTAGTGGATTACCTGCACCACCACCTGCTGATGTATATGTTTGTACAGCGTTTCCACCTTTACCACCTCTTGGTTGTCCATTTCCTGCTGCTCCACCACCAGTTCCACCACCTCCTGGTCCTCCTGAAAAAGCAGTTCCGTTTGCACCTGAACCTGCAGGACCTGATGAAGCGTTATGTCCTGTACCGCCTCCACCACCTGCATTACCTGTGACGTTACTTGAAAGTTTTATCGTTGTAGCATTTACATTTCTATTTGCAGAGTTATTGTAATGATTACCACCTCTTAAACTCATTGATACATTTCCACCATCTAAACTAAATGTACCACCTACATAAATAGAGGTACTCATCTTTCTGTTACTTGGTATTAATGTACTACTTGCTATTGATAGGTTTCCATTTACCCATATCAAAGCATGTTTATCTGTATTATTTGTAAAGAATGTAGAGTTAGTTCCATTAAATGTAGCGTTATCATCAATAATAACGTAATCATAATCACCGACATCTGTACCATTTACAGTTAAACTACCACCTGTTGTAACTGATTGTGCTACAGCATTTTCATATTCGTTCATAATTGCATACAAACTGCTACCTGTTAAGTTTGTACCTGATGGTAATTCAGGTTTGGCGACTCCGCCTGATACTAACGCTCTAGCTGCACCTAATGGTGACATTATGCAAACGCTAACTGACTAAATAGAAATGGTGTACCTGCATCTTTAAATAAAAATGTAAGTATATCTATACTTCCTCCTGCTGTTGATAGTGTTAGTCCCGCACCACCTACAGTTTTAGCGGTAACATCACCACCACCATTTACTGATACTGCATCAATGTCCATTGTTCTTGAACCTGTTCCATCTTGTGTAACAATCAAAGTAAATGTTGACACACCTGATGTAGGAACATTTGTAAAATGTAAGTCATCAACATTGGTGTCTAATGTAACTGAACCTGTATTACCTAATGACATATCTATAGCAAGGTCTGTTGCTGATGTTAAATCTACATCTGTTTCTGCATAGTCTTTAAGTACAACGGCACTTACTTCTTGGTCACCAGCATTTACTGCACCTGTTAATGTTCCACCTGATAAAGCTAATTTAGTGTCTGCATAAGCTTTGACTGATTGCTGTGTAGGAACTTTAACTGCTGAGTCAGAAGACATGTTATCTTCATCAACTAAAAAATCTATGTTGCCTACTTGTACAGCACTAGCACCTATTGTTGTAGCTACAGCTGATGTTGCATTTGTAAGTGTACCTGTAACATCTCCTGTTAAAGCTACGTCATTAATTCTATCGTGTAAGTCTTCAAACATTTCAGCAACTACAGCCATACGTACTGTATCACCATCATCATGTGTAGGGTCTGGTGAATGTCTACCTTCTACATCTCTAGTTACTGTTTGCATATTAGTACCAGATGATGCAGTAACTAATATTACTTCTCTTTTTGTAGTGCTATCAGGATTAATAACTAAATAAAAAGGTGCAGATGTTGCAGCACTACCATCATTGGTAGGAGCTGCTGATAAATCTAATTGTGTGTCTGATGCACCTACAGCACCATCTAATGTTGTTTCGAAAAAGTTACTAAAGTTTGCTAATGTATTGCTCATTTAATCTCCATTATGCTTGTGTTCCAGATACTACAGTTGTGTTATTACCAAATGCAGACTGACCCATCATAGCAAGTCCTATTGTAGCAGAATATACTGTTTCTGCTAGTAAATCTAAATCTTCATCTATAGGTAAATTACCAATAGTGTCAATACCTAAACTACCACCTTCTTTCATCATTATTAGTATTGACATAATCTATATCCTAACATGTTTTATTTATGCACCAAATCTTATTCGACCTAATACTTCTCCACCAAACAAATGAACACTTGTAGGTTCAGTAACTGTTTGTTGTCTAGTACCACGTACAGTTAATATTGCTATTTGTGTAACAGAACCACGTTCAGAATTAGATATAACAGGATAACTTATAGACTCTACAACACCTTTAATTACTTCATTAGGGTCAAATATTTCTAATGTAACAGCATCACCTTCTAACAATCTAAGTTCGTTGTATAAAGCATCACCAAGTTCTTTTACTTTAACAGGTGTTCTACCAGGTCTTTCTACTCTATCACTAATGTTGATAGGTATTTGTGCAACTACAAGTTCTGGTCTAGCTAATGCTCTAAACTGTAAAGATTTAACTTTAGGTGTATCTACTCCATCAGAATTTAAAATTAATTTTCCAATAATATAACGTGCAATAGGTTTAATTTGTACTTCATTATCACCTGTACCAGATACTTGATTAATAGCTCTTTCATAATTACTACTACCTGGTGTATCTAAATCTTCAAAATTATTACTAAATAACAATTCTACTGATGTATTATCAGGTAATTCTTTTGTAGATATTTCTGCACCAACAAATTGTTTTGACTCAGCAGTAAAAAAATCTGCTGCAGATGTTATAAGGTAACCTGTACTTTCATATGTAGATGTTTCTATATATACATCAGAACCTGCTACACATATAACAAATTTACCATTACTTTGTACTATTCCTTGTACAAAACCATTGCCAACTGTTTGCAAATCTCTAGCCAAACCACCAGTAGGTAAGTAATATCGCCACAAATTTGTTTCATTAGTTGCTTCTTTTATTCCTATATAAACACTATCTCTTGACACAAACATTGCTTTAGGTGTTGTATCTACAGCTGTTACCCATTCTTTTATTAATTGTCTATTAGCTAATACATAAAGATTATCTGCAGCAACTAATTCTAATCTATATAAACGTCCTATATCTCTAGATACTTCTTTAGTACCTAAAAATATTATTCCTTCTGCTGCAGCTATAGAATGTACTTCTTCATAAGGTATTTTTGTTTGTCCCTGATTAACAAATACATTAGAACTTAACTTAAAAGAATATACAGTACCATCTGTACTTGCAGCTAATACTGCAGCACCACCATCAACAATACCTGTAAAACTATGCGTTGGTTCTACTTCTACTATGCTATCTGCATCAGCTAAGTTACTTACAGACCATGCATCAAATGGACTTTTTTCCCAAATATATTCGGCTGTACCATCATTTCCTGTAATCCATAATCTATTTTTTACATACCATACGCCTGTTAATCCACCAGAACTAGATTGTGCAGTAGTTAATGTACTATAAGAACTACCATCATATTTAATTAATTGTGAACCAGATGTACCATTTGCCGTAGTAGCATAAAATCCATTACCAAATGCAGCAATACCTGTAAAATTATGTGTAGCACCACTTGTACCAGCAGCTATAGTACTCCAGCTAGTTGATGATGCAGTATATTTATGTATATTTGTAGTATCAGTTACATAAATATCACCATTAGTAGTTTGTGTTATGTAATTATTTGTACCACTAAAAGATTTGTTTTGTGTCAATGTTGTATATAGTAAATGTACATTATAAGATACTTCATCATCTCCATGGAATACATCAATACCTTTACTATCCCAGAATCTATTTACATCATCAGGTTGTCCATTAGCTCTATGTGCAGTATCAAGTCCTTGTCCTGCAGAAAAATTACTTCTTGAATATATACGTCCTAAATTAGATGTAAAATCTTCAGGATTTTGTTTTACATTAACTTGCTGTCCTGCTGATACATCAGATGATTGTATAGTCATAGGATTATTAGTGCTTATAGCAGCACGCAATAATAATTTATCTACACGTACATCATATCCATATCTTTTAGGATTACTAATAAATTCAGTAGTAGGTATTCTTGGCATTAGGTTGGATAAAGTATGCTATTAAGTTGTACTGGTTCAGGATATTTAGACCTTAAATTACTACGAGCTTGTTGTATTAACAACTGTTGATATCTTAATAAACTTTGTCCAATACTATTAGAACTACCTATAGGGCTTACAGATGCTTCTAATTGTTCTGTTATATATGAAGCATTAAGTTTAGATATATCTTTACCAGCAATTAATTGTGCAGCTGTTCCAGTCATAATTATTGGTTCATATTC